GCGCACCCGCACCCAGGGCATCATCTCCGCCTGCCGCGCGGCCCGCCTGCCGCAGTCGTTCGCGGACACGCTGATCGCCGATGGCCTCGCGCTCGTCGACGCCCAGGCTCGCGTGTTCGGCGAGATGGCGAAGCGTGGCGCCGACGCCGAGGGCCCCGGTCGCGTCCCGTCCGGCGCTCCCCACATCGAGCCCGGCCAGGATCCGCTCGTCCACAAGCGCAGCGGGATCGAGAACGCGATCCTGCACCGCGTCGCCCCGGAGTTTTTCAAGCTCTCCGACGAGGGCAAGCAGTTCCGCGGCCTGTCGATGCTCGACATCGGCAAGACGTACCTGCACTCGATCGGCCTCCGCACGTCGTACATGAGCAAGTCGGCGCTCGCCGAGGCCATGCTCGTGAAGCGGTCCGGCATGCACACGACGTCGGACTTCCCGTCCCTGCTCGCCGACGTGGCGAACAAGACGCTGCGCGCCGCCTACGAGGCGGCTCCGCAGACCTGGCGGGCGCTCGCGAAGATGATCTCCGCCTCCGACTTCAAGGCGATCAATGTCCTCCAGATCGGCGACGCCCCGGCGCTGCTCGAGGTTCTCGAGCACGGCGAGTTCACCTCGGGCACCATCGCCGAGTCGAAGGAGCCGATCCGCCTCAAGACCTTCGGTCGCATCTTCGCGATCACGCGCCAGGCGCTCATCAACGACGATCTGGCGGCCTTCGCCGAGATCCCGGGCGCCTTCGGCCGCAAGGCCGCGGACCTGATGAGCGATCTGGCGTGGGGGATCATCACCACGAACGGGGCCATGGCCGACACGGTGGCCCTGTTCCACGCCACCCACGCGAACCTGTCGGGCACGTCCGACGCCATCACGGTGGCGTCGCTCGGCGCCGCCCGCGCGGCCCTCCGCAAGCAGACCGGCATCGACGCGGTGACGCCGCTCAACCTGACGCCGCGCTACCTGGTCGTCCCCGCCGGCAAGGAGACGATCGCGGACCAGTACGTCAGCGTGGTCACCCCGGCGCAGTCCTCGAACGCGAACCCCTTCCAGCCCGGCGGCCGGACGCCGCTCGCGGTGATCGCGGAGCCCCGTCTCGACGCCAACAGCGCGACCGCCTGGTACATGGCGGCCGACGCCTCGCAGGTGCCGCTCCTGCACTTCGTCACCCTCGACGGCCAGGAGGGCCCCGAGGTGCGGCAGATGGAGGGCTTCGACGTCGACGGCGTGAAGTACCGCGCCCGTGTCGACGTCAACTTCGCCGCCGCGGACGCTCGCGCGGCCTTCAAGAACCCGGGCGCGTAGTCGTAGGCCGCGCAGGAGGACATCCAAATGGAAACCTTCATCGAGCCCGGCGAAACGCTCAGCCTCACGGCCCCCACGGGTTCGCCCGGCGGGGTCGTGAGAGGACAGCCGTACCTCATCGGCAGCTTGCTGGTGATCGCCACGCACGACGCCGACGCGAGCGACACCCTCGCGGCCCAGGCCAAGGGCGTCTATCGCGGCTCCAAGGTGGCGACCGAGGCGTGGACCGAGGCGCAGGTCGTCCGCTGGGACGACACGGCGCGCCTCTTCACGGAGGTGGTCGGCTCGCCCGAGAACCCGATCGTCGGTATCGCCGCCGCCGCGGTTCCGGCGGCCGTCTCGCTGGCGTCGGATGCCGGCGGCTCGCCGCTGGATCTGACCATCACGGACAACGTCATCACGGTGGCGGACTACACGGGCCTCACCGGCAAGACCATCACGGTGACGCTCAACCGAGAAGACCTTCCGTCGGTGGTTTCGGTGTTGACCGAAGGCGTCGACTTCGATGCCGAGACCAGCAACGAGGTCACGGCCGACAACATCGCGGCGGCGATCTCCGCCCTCGACGGCGTGACCGCTGTCGCGTCCACCACAGCCGGCTCGCCGCCCTCGGAGATCGTCACGGTCACGGCCGACAACCCCGTTCGCGGGCAGGTGCGCCTGGACGGCGTGGCCCGGTAAGGAGACAGACATGGCCGCCAACTACGTACAGCCCGGCGAAGTCCTCGCACTGACGGCGCCCGCCGGTGGCGTCGTGAGCGGGACGCCGTACAAGATCGGTTCGATCATCGTCGTCGCGCTCGTGACCGTGACTGCAGCCGAGGTCACGGCCGATGCGACCATCAAGTTTTCGGCGATGCTGACCGGTGTTGCCACGGTGCCCAAGGCCACGGGCGCGACGTGGTCCGAGGGCCAGAAGCTCTACTGGGACGACTCGGCGAAGAAGTTCACGGAGACCAACACCTCCGACACCCTCGCCGGCGTCGCGGTGGCCGCCGCTCTCTCGGGCGACACGACGGGCGTGATCCGCCTCGACGGGGTGGTCCGCTAACGCGGGTATCTCGATGGGTGCCAGCCTCCAGACCTTCGGTGCTGGCACCCCCTCGCGTTCTCCCAAGCGCGAGGTGTTCGGCGAAGTGCCTCGGATCTGGCCGGGCTCCACGATCGTCTGCATCGCCTGCGGCCCCAGCCTGACGCCGCAAGACGTCGAGCTCGTCCGCCAGGCCCACGGGGCCGGCCGCGTCCGCGTCATCGCCATCAACGCGGCCGTCCGCCTCGCCCCCTGGGCCGACGTGCGTTTCGCTCACCACGCGATCGACTGGCAGCGCCCCGAGGACGCCGACCTGCTCGCCGCCTTCCGGGGCCTGCGGTACGGCGTCGACGGCGACGCGGCCAAGCTCGGGGTCACCATCCTGCACATCGCGAACGGCGGCGGACTCGAAACGAGCCGGCGCGACACGATCAAGCACGGCAAGAACAGCGGGTACCAGTCCATCAACGTTGCCGTCCACCTGGGAGCGCGCCGGGTCGTTCTTCTCGGCTACGACCTGAAGCGCAACGCCAGCGACCAGCTTCATTTCTACCCGTGCACCGGCAAGGCGGGGAAGAACGACTTCGCCGAGTGGGCGCGCTACTTCGCGACGCTACCGCCCGATCTTGCCGCCGCCGGCGTGGAGGTGGTCAACGCGACACGCGATACGGCGCTCAACGTGTTCCCACAGGTCCCGCTCGAGGAGGCGCTTTGAGCCTCGCTACCGCGATCCGCGACGCCGTCGGCCTGGCCGCCCAAGAGGTCGACGAGGTCCTCGAAGAGGTCCAGTGGTTCCCCTGGGTCGAGGACGACGCCAACGACAACGGCCGGCCCGTGTATGCCGATGCGCCGATCCTCCTTCGTGGTGCCGTCGAGCGGGAACCCGGGGTCATCAACCTGTCTTCCGGAGAGGTGATCGAGTACAGCCACCACATCGCGTTCATGGGCCCCGTCGCGGCCCAAGGCGCCACGGGGCGGAAAGAACCGATCGACCCGCGGGACAAGTTCGTCCTCGCTGACGGGACCACGAGCCCGACAGCGCGCGTCAAGCCCGCGCTGTTCGACAGCACGACGTTGGCCGGCTTCGCCTTCGAAGTGTGGCTGGGGGTGAAGCGGTGATCGCCATCTCGCCCGCGGTAAAGGCGCTGCTCCTCGGCGACACCGTCGTCTCCGACCTAGTGGCCGCCCGCGTCTATGACGACCGCATGCCGACGCGCGACGCGCTACCGGGCCCGACACTGGTCCTCACGACCTGGCCGATCACCGCGCAGCAGGCATCGGACGGCCCGACCGGCCAGGAAGACCACCGCCTGCAGCTCGACGCCTACGCGGCGACACGGGCGGCCGCCGACGGGCTCATGTCCGCGGCGGCGGCGGCCCTCTGTGCCCGCGTCGAGCGCACCGCCGCCGGCGTGCGCGTCCAGAAGATCAGCGAAACCGGAGGCCCCGGCGCGCCGACCGACGAACAAGACACTCGGATCGCGCGGCGGATGCAGACGTTCAAGGTGTCCGCGGCGCGAGCCGCATAGGAGGACTCATGTCGCTCACCGCATCCATCACCGTTGGCCTCAACATTCGGCGGACCACGACGTCGGAGCTTGGCTCGGCGCCGTACCAGTACGACGCGGCCTGGGTCAAGAACATCCTCGACGGCACCGGCATCAACCAGGCGAACAAGGTGTACGCCGACAAGGTGACGTTGGCCGGCTCGGCAACCATCACCTACGACCTGGATGCCGGCACGCTCTCCGACCCGTCGGGCGTCGCGTCGGGTGTCGTGGCCGCGTTCACGCGCGTGGTCGCCATCGCGGTCCGCCGCAGGGTCGACCCCGTCGCGTCCACGCAGGACGAGGACGTCCACATCAAGGGCGACTTCGTCACGACGAAGCTGCTCGCAAACGCGGGCTCCGGCTCGCTGGCCGATGCCGCGCTCGTGCTCGGCCCGGGCGGGGTCCAGTTGATGGTCTTCCCGGGCGTCAACGGCGTGGCCGTGACGGCGGCGACGGGCGACCAGATCACGCTCGAGAACAAGTCCTCGGCCGACTCGGTCGAAGTCGAATTCGTAATCCTGGGCAGCTAGGCCCCGAGCGGGCAGAAGGAGATAGTCATGGCAACGCCTACCACCCTGGCGAGGCACACGCTCGGGACCAAGATCTACGTCGCGGATCCCGACAACGAGGGCGCGTTCATCCAGGCAAACGAATGCACGACGCCGCCCAGCGTGGGCGACACGGCGCCGCTCGTCAAGACGACGTACTCGGACGCGGTGCGGGAGACGTACATCACCGGACGCGGTGACGGCGACCAGCCGACGCTGCGGTTCAACTTCATCCCGACCGACCCGGGCCAGCTCGCCATCCGCGCGTACAAGGCGGCCGGGACCAACTTCGAGATGCGTGTCGTGGTTCCGACGGCCACGCCGCTCATTCTCGGCTTCGAGGCGGTGCCGCTGCGCGCCGCGATCGACCCGTCCAACATCGACGGGCAGATCGTCCTGGAGTTCATCTACAAGGTGAGCGGCGAGATCGACGAGGCCGCGAGCCTGTGAGCGAGACGAAGGCACCGAAGACGCTCAAGGTCAACGGGCTCGAGATCGAGCTGCCGTACGTCAAGCGGACGTACGGCGGCGCCGACGTCGCCACTGCCTACGGTGACGTGCCCATCACGATCGACGCCGAGTCCTACACGATGCGCATCGGCGAGCGCGAGTGGTGGGCAGCGGAGGCGAAGTTCAAGGTCAAGGGCGTCGACAAGGTCATCGACAAGGTCAACGAGAGCGTCGAGAACCTCACCGACTTCTACGTGATCGCGCTGTCGCGGCACCACGGCGACGCGATGAAGAAGAAGGACGGGCTCTCGCGCGACAAGATCGCCGACCTCGTCGACTGGAAGCCGACCGAGGAGGGTCAGCCGAGGCTAAGCGATGCCCTCGAGCGGTGCTTGTCCTTCAGCCGGCCCGCGAAGTTCCCCGACGAGGAAATCGACCCAAAAGCGCTGCAGGCCGCCCTGCTGCTGATCGCGCAGAAGGCGACGGAGTCGGAAGCGAAGACGTCTTAAGGGCGGCCCTCCGCGCGGGGATGCACCCAGCGGAGTTCTGGGAGCTGACGCGAAGGGAGACGCTCATGTTCATCCAGGCCTACCGGTGGCGGATGGACGAGCAGGCCCGCGGCGATCTCTGGCACGCCTGGCACACCGCGGCGCTCGCTGGCGCCAACTTCAGCAGGAACGGAATGCCGCCGCTGTCGCGCGTGCTGCCGGAGCGGGCCTCGGCGCCGAAGCGACCGCTCACGGTCGACCAGGAGCGGGACCTCTGGATGGCCTGGGCGCAGGACCACAACCGCAGCTTGAGGCGCGACCAATGATCGGGCTCAAGGCGAAGGTGACGAACACGGCCGGCCGAGGGCTCGACAGTCTCCTGGCCGCCTTCCAAAACCAGCAGGACTTGAACCGCGACGCCGCCGAGGCTGCCGAGCCTGTCGCCGTTGCGGCGCGTGCGCTGATCCGGGTCAAGACGGGCCGGACGCAGGCGCAGATCCAGGTGTGGGCGAACGAGCAGGCTGCCGCCGGCACGTTCGGCGTCTTCGTCGGAGTGCCGGGCCCGGACGTGCTCGGCGCCGGCAGCCGTGGATGGATTGGACGCCTGCTGGAGTTCGGCACATCGAAGCGCGCGGCGCTCCCCTGGCTCCGGCCGGCGAACGACACCGCGGGCGGTCCAATGCTGATGCGGCGCTTTGCGGAGATCGCGCGCAAGCGGGTGCCGCGTGGCTGACGAGACCATCGGCGGCATCAAGCTCGAAATCAGCGGCGACGTCCGCGGCCTGCAGAAGGCCGTCTCCGAAGGCAAGCTGTCCGTCGAGGATCTCGGCAAGTTCCTCGAGCAGCGGCTCGACAAGAGCACGACGTCGGCGGAGCGGTCGGTCGCCCGGCTAACGAAGGAGCTGACCGGTGTCCGGCCCACGGCGCAGCTCACCAACCTGGCCGTCGCGCTGGAGAAAATCGGCGGCGTCTCGAAGCTCACCGAGATTCAGGTCGCCAACCTCGGGAAGAAGATCGAGGGGCTGAAGGCGCAGGGCGGGGCCGTTCCGGCCAGCCTGCAGAACATCACGAAGAGCATGGAGGGCCTCGGCGCGGCCACCGACAAACTGAAGGGCGCCGGCTTGCAGTCGCTCGAAGGCTTCAGCGCGAAGCTTGGTCCCCTTGGTCCCGTGCTCTCCGCGATCGGCCCGGCCGGCCTGGCCGCAGCCGCCGGCATTGCCGCCATCGGCGCGGCATCCGTGTTCGCGCTCAAGGGCATGGGCGATCTGGTGGTCAACGCCGCCAACTGGGCCGACAAGATCAGCGACACGGCGACCGCGACCGGAATGACGACGGAGGCCGTGCAGCGCCTCGAGCACGCGGCTGTTGCGTCTGGCGTCCCGCTCGAAAAGGTGACGGGCGCCGTCATCAAAATGCAGAAGGCGATGGAGGAGTCGCCAGAGAAGTTCGATCGGCTCGGCCTGTCCATGCAGGAGCTCAAGGCGTTGGCGCCAGAGGAGCAGCTCCAGAAGATCGCCGAACGCCTGATGCTCATTCAGGACCCAGCGGAGCGCAACGCGCTCGCCGTTCAGCTCTTCGGAAAGTCCTGGGCCGAGTTGGCCCCGCTGATCGCTGGCGGACTCGATGCGATGAGCGACGCCAACGTGATGAGCGCCGCGCAGGTCAAGGAGCTCGACGCGCTCCGCAACCAGCTCAACGTCACCGGGCAGGAGTGGGACAAGCTCTGGGTGCAGATCGGCGGCGGCATCGCCACCGGACTACATGCCGGTGAGGTTATCCAGTTTATCGGCGAGATGATTCGCGACCTCGCCAACATCCTGAAGTCGTTCCCCGAGCTGCCGCCCGGGTTCATGGATGCCCTGAACATCATGACGATGGGCACCAGCGGCGAGATTGCCGGTGCGCTCGGCGGGTTCGCTGATCTCAAGTCTGCCAGGATCAGACAGAAGAACGAAGAAACGGCCGCCGCCCTTCGCGCGATGGGCGGCGGCGACTTGCGCGCCGGCGTCAACATGATCCGGGACGTCAACATCAGGGCAGCCGAAGAAGAGAAGGCGCGGCAGATCGTAGCGGACACCAAGAAGCGAGAGGAGGCCGAAGAGAAACTGCGGCGGACCGTCGAGCGCGCGGCCAGAGAACGCGAGGCGCAGGAAAAGAAGGCCTTCGAGATGCGCGATCGGGCATTCAACATGGGCCCGATCAACCCCAACGATCCGACCGCGTCGTCGTCGGAGCTGCAGGGGCAGCTTGCGGCCGGCGACATCATGACGGCGGCAATGGCGCGCTCGCGGGCGCGGCAGGATGCGCTGCTCGAATCTGGTCCGGCGGGAGAAGCCGCCCGGCTCGAAATGGGCATCAAACCGTTGCGTGCCCTGACTACCGAGGCCGACGTTGCCGCCGAAGCCCTCGCCGTACTCGGCGATAAGGCGCGCATCGCAGCTAACGCCGGCTACTCCAGGACCGGCACCGTGATCGGCGGGCGGGGCACCGGAAGTGCTCGAATCCTCGGCGAGACGCTGGACGATCAGGGCAACGTCATTGACATGGATCCGAGCAGTCAGTTGCTCGGCGGTCCGAAGTTCGGCGGCAAGGGCATGGAGGGGCTCTGGGACGCCTTCGCGAAGCACGGCGAAAAGCTCGGCCAGGTGGCGCTGTTCGCCTCGGACGCTCTCAAGCACTTCGGTGTTGCTAGCGATTCCGCAGCGGGCCGTCTCGGCTCCTTGATCGACGCCGCCGGCCGCGGCGACATTCTGGGTGGTCTCACTGCCGGCTCCAACCTCGCTAACGAGGGCGGCGCATTAGGGAGGTATGCCCAGTTCTTCACAGGCGGCGGAATTCTCAATAGCCTCGGGATCATGGGCGGCGAGAAGGCCGGCAAGGGTTCCGATACCGGCTTCGGCTCCGTTGACACCCTGATGGACCAGCTCAACGACGGCATGCAGCGCAACGCGATGTCCGCGCAGGAGCTGGGCTCCGCCTTCGACTCTGCCTTCGGCGAGCTCGTCCCCAACGCGATCGACAAGACGACGGGGCTCCTCACCGACAACGCGCGCGCG